CATCCTGTATTCTTGACTGAAAATACACACCGTTGTTTTCTGTAAAGAATTTTTCTAAAACAAACCGGACTGCCTCTTTTTCTTGGTCAGTTCTAGCCCAACACCAGTCATAAGCCTGTTCGATTGTCGGGAATTGTTCACGGTCATAGCACGCATCCATCAGAAGCGTGTACGCTCCGTGCTCAAGCATGGAAAGCCTTCCAGCTTTTTTGTGGTAATCCCCGATGTTTCTTTTGAAGTAATGCATACAATCCTCTTTGGTGGACGATCCCGTGTGGAAATTACCGGGAGCATTCGACTCGGTGGAGTCATTGAGGCGGCATCGAGACCGTCCCCAAAGAGAACTGTATCAATGCTCCATTTACGCTTTCCACGGCGCAATTAGATTTTATACGACTTTTTCAAAAACTCAATACCTGCTTTGGTAATCGCCCACACTCGTGACGGTCGTCCTTTTTTGCTCAGTCTTGTCTCAGTCGTAACTCTGACATAATTTGTCATCTCTGGCAGTCGTCGGCTAATCTGGTACTTGTCCAGCCAGCAATTCACTGCTATTTCGTCAGCAGTGCCATCTTTCATGTCAGCAAGTGCTAGTAAAATAGCTCGGTAGTGGTATGTCGCAAATTTTTCAGCGTTCTCGCCAGCATCTTTACTTGTTGACGGGTCTGTTTTTCTTGCTCTCATGGTCATCAGCGCATTTGTTAGCTGTTGCGTCCAATGGTTTTGTAAGTCTTTCTTTTTTACTTTCATTTTCATTTCCTATGAAATAATCACATCCTTTTGCTGGAACCAAAAAAGCCTCAAAGTCACGCACTACTTGATAACCAACAGGCCGCCAAGGTGAAGTAAAACGTGCGCATTTATGTCGCTGTTCGCATTTTTTGGCTTCGCAACGCGCCATGTCATAAGGTAATGTCATACGTGCCACCATGACTTATTTGACGTTACTCTGTCAATCGTGCGCAGGTGTACGCCGTACTTTTTTGCAAGCGCTTCATTAGTCAAATTGTTTTTAATATGCGCTCGTAGGCTTTCCCGTTGCCGCGCCGCGCTTCTTATGTCTTCAATGTCAGCATCGGTTAGCTTTGACTGCGGCAACTGCTCACCGCGCAAGCAATATTCCCGCGTGCGCGCTAAGTATTCACCGCGCTCTAATCGAGTTTCGGGTCGATGCATTTTCATATTTGACCCTTGCACGGCCATGTAGCGCCAAATACAGCTATCACTATTACATATCCGTCTAAGTGTCGATATTTTGGGTCTGTTTTTAGGTAGTTATGCACAACATCACGCGCTTGTCCGAAAGTAACTCCATCGGGTGAACAGTGGGCGGTTCCTCGCATAAGCTGGAAAATGCCCGTTATGTATCCTAAGGCATGCATTTTGAGCATATGTTCACTGCTTTCAATGTTGTCCAGCAGTGTGTTTCCTGTCACTTGTGCGCTTGCAGTAGAGGCGGCAAACAGTAGGGCGGCTAGTAGCTTTTTCATTTCACTTTTCCTTTATCGTTTCAATAAGAAGCCTGATGCCATTTGAACTGTCTAACGGTCGCTTGCCGTTTTCTTTTAAGTATTTCCTTCCCTGCTCGTCAATCCATAGTTTTCCTGCTTGACGTATATTTACTGTTTTAGCAACGTTCAGGCGTTGTAGTGTTCCAGTGTGCGTGTACATTAAATCACCTTTATCAGTTCACGTTCAAAAAGTTGAGCTATGGTCTTTCGGTGTGCTTCTTCCCATAAAAATTGTTTTTGGTGCTTGGTTAGTGCGTTTCCCTGGTCAATATCAGCATGACACCTGAAACACAAAGCCGCTACCCTGTAATCATGCGCCTTTATCCCCCTTCCTTTTCCGTCTCTGAGTTGGTTCGAGTGTGCCGCTACGACCGTGCCATCGTCCGCACCGCAATTTTGGCATGGGAAATCTCTACATGCTCTTAAAAGTTTTTCGTTTCTGTACATTGCATTGCCTTCCATGCTTTTATGTATTCAATCAAATCTGTCATCTGCGACTTACTCAGGGTACTAGTACGCTGATACAAAACATCCATGCCCTGACCGTCCACGGCTTGAACATACAAAACCCCGCCTTGTTGAGTAGCACGCATCCATGCCGCTGTAAGTAGTCGCTTCCATTGCTCTACCTCCAGCGTCATGTTGCACCATTTTTTATTTGCTGCCAGCTCCTGCAATTCAGCGTGTAAAAGCGCGTTTTGCTCAAGGTTGCGGGTCGGTTCTGTCACTTTCACCACCCAACCATCAGGCGCTTGCCTGATAGCTTGGATGGCGTTTTCTCGTGCAGCCTGGTGGACTAAACGAAACATCATTTATTTACTTCCCGCATCTTTGCCGTCGCACTGTGCAACATCAGTCCATGTATTTTTTTCTGCATTCTTAGCTTGGCCAATCTTTTTAATAGCCGTACGTTTTTGGCTGCTCACTTTTGACCATAGCGCCGTTTGTTGTTCAGTGTCTAGGGTTTGCTTGGCTCTTGTGTATGCGTCAAACGCCGCTTGATCTGAGGTTGCGCCTTCAATTTCCATCGCAAAATCAAGAATCAGGGCGCGTTCCTGTTCGTCACACTTGTCAAAATAGTCCATACCACCTACGTTAGCTGGTATTTGCATAGGCTTTTTTTCAGCAGGTTTTGGCTTGCTTGCAGCGTTGCCATCGTCATCTTCGGGCGCAATACCACACACTGCCATCAAACTATAACGTCGCGCATACGTTAAAGCCGAGCCGTACCCTTGCGGGTCTTGCTTGCTGGCTGGTACGCGCAAAATCCCGCCGCTGATCTGTTCACCGCTTTCGTGCATTAGTATTGTTTCCACGGCTACGCCAGATTCGCACTCGTGGGTTTTTTGCATCAGGGCAAAGCCGTTTTTGTGCAAGCTGTCAATTACAGCCTCAACGCAAGCGCTCAAATCTGCATAACGGCTGCGAAAATGCGGGTTTGTGCTTGTTTTCAGTGCTGCGCCGAATCCTGCCTGGGCGCGTACAAATGCGGCTGATGCTTTCATTAAATACTCCTGTTCACGTTGTACTGTTTCATAGTGCTGTTGTTGGCTCATTTCATTTCTCCTGTAAAGCTATAATTATACACACTTAATCTATTAAATCAACTTGTCCCTTAATATATTTTTTTCGGTGCAGCTCCCATCTCACAAATGTTAATTGTTGCGAAATAATCCTACGCTGTCTTTCTAGGTCGTCTATAGTGGCTTGTAATGCGTCAAGCTCAGCCTGGTCGTCGTTAAGTGCAAAAAAAGCAATAACGTTTTGCCAAGCTCGTCTAAATTTTGCTGCTGGAAAGTACAGCTTAAAAAACTCTTTGATGTCAGTCATTTTTCACCCCTAATCAATTCGTTAATACACAATTGAATACCCATCTCACGCCCTTGCTTGTAATCGTCGCTTGCGCCCTGAATCGTGTGAGATTCGTCTTTGAGTTTTTTAAGGGCGGCGAGTAAGTAATCTCGATTAGTAAATCCAGCAGCGTAAGCGGCTATGACTAAGCGCTCAATGTCTTTAACATTGCAACTAAAGTCGTCGCTCATGTCGTGCGCGTCAAACCCAGCTTCCCGCGCCATGTGGATAATGTCGTCTCTAATCATTTTTCGCCTCTAATCTCACGGTCATTTTTTTCGTTCATGTGTTCTCTTTAATTTCGTTGTTTGCCATTTCGCAGAAAATTCCGCACTGAATTTCTGGTTCATCTTGATAGCGTCCGATGCCGACAGGAAGCTCATCAAGATAAATGCGCGTAGATTCGCTGCGAGTCATCTTTACACCAAGCGCCCTAGATGCTCCAGCCATCATCCAGAAACGCTCAGGAAAGTCCTGCCTGATCTTGTTCCAGTAACCAGCACCAGATGCTTTAACGCATCCTATGCAGTTGTTATGCTTGTACCCTAGACGGTACATTTCGGGGAGTTTTATCCCTGCGGTTTGTAGCATAGATAAACAATCGGCGTGACTTAAACCACGATCAATCAGCGGAACGATGCAATCAATGTTGTTGGCGTCTAGAAACGAGTCGTAGCGCTCTTGTTCCTCCGAGCAGTAGCCAAACACATGGCGATCCGTTGGCCTCTGAAATGCCAAGCGCACTTCTTTTTTTAGCAACATGGTGCAAGGTGCGCCATCAACTCCACTGATGTATTTGCGCTTGCCAATGACGTTGAACACTGAGCCGTCATACTCCTTAGCGATAAGGTTGACGATGGGCTGGCCAAACCAGCGTTCGCAGTCAGCCGCAAAGCGGTCATTGTCCGGGTGTTCTTCGCGCACTATGCAACGTGCTATGACAACTTCCTGATTTGCAAACTGACTCAGCACCAGTTTGGTTGCGACGGCGCTTGCTGCACCGCATGAAAACCAGCACACAATGCGCTTTTTTTGGGTGTCGTATGCTCGGTCAGTCATTTCTCACCCCTTGCTTTTGCAATAGCGGCACTGGCGCGCTCAAACATGCAACCGTCGCCGTCGTCGTTAAAGTTTTCTTGACGTTGGCACATGGCTAACAATTCTTCTAGCGCTCCAAGCAAATCAGGCGCGGCGGCAAATAATTGAGCAAGCGCCAATGTTTTATTAAAATCGCCGTAATGCAATACATAGGCCACCTGAATGTCGGGGTTATCTACTTCCTGTATATACAGTTCACCGTCACTGCATTCGCCGTATGTAAGCTGTCTAATTGTGCTAGTCATTTCTCACCTCT